GATTGTTGATGGTGTGGGCCGGTTGGCTGACTGGTTGGCGGTTCGTTGGGGTGATACTGACCGGATTATGGTTGCCGGGTCTGGTGCGGTGTTGTTGCAGAAGGCGTTGACGGATCGTGGTGTTCCGGGCCGTGGCGTGGTGGTTGCTGATACTGGCGTGTATGTTGAGGCGTGTCAGGCGTTTTTGGAGGGTGTCAGGTCGGGTGTGATCAGTCATCCGCGTGCCGATTCGAGGCGCGATATGTTGGATATTGCTGTGAGGTCGGCGGTTCAGAAAAAGAAAGGTTCTGCGTGGGGTTGGGGTTCCTCGTTTAAGGATGGTTCTGAGGTTCCTTTGGAGGCTGTGTCGCTGGCGTATCTTGGTGCGAAAACAGTTAAAGTGAAGCGGCGTGAACGGTCTGGTAGGAAGCGGGTGTCTGTGGTATGAACTCGGATGAGTTGGCTCTGATTGAGGGCATGTTTGATCGTATCCAAAGGTTGTCTTCGTGGCATTGCCGTATTGAGGGCTACTATGAGGGCTCGAGCCGGGTGCGTGATTTGGGGGTTGCTATTCCTCCGGAGTTGCAGCGTGTGCAAACGGTGGTGTCGTGGCCTGGTATAGCTGTGGATGCTTTGGAGGAGCGTCTGGATTGGCTTGGCTGGACTAATGGTGACGGCTACGGCCTGGATGGCGTGTATGCTGCGAATCGTCTATCAACCGCGTCATGCGACGTCCATCTTGATGCACTAATTTTTGGGTTGTCGTTTGTTGCGATCATTCCTCATGGTGATGGTACGGTGTCGGTTCGTCCGCAGTCACCAAAGAATTGTACGGGCAAGTTTTCGGCTGACGGGTCTCGTTTGGATGCTGGCCTTGTGGTGCAGCAGACGTGTGATCCTGAGGTTGTTGAGGCGGAGTTGTTGCTTCCTGATGTGATTGTTCAGGTGGAGCGGCGTGGGTCTCGTGAGTGGGTTGAGACGGGCCGTATCGTGAATAGTCTTGGGGCGGTTCCGTTGGTGCCGATTGTGAATCGGCGTAGGACGTCGCGTATTGATGGGCGTTCGGAGATTACGAGGTCTATTAGGGCTTACACTGATGAGGCTGTTCGCACACTGTTGGGGCAGTCTGTGAATCGTGATTTTTATGCGTATCCTCAACGTTGGGTTACGGGTGTGAGCGCGGATGAGTTTTCGCAGCCTGGCTGGGTCCTGTCGATGGCTTCTGTGTGGGCTGTGGATAAGGATGATGACGGTGATACCCCGAATGTTGGGTCGTTTCCTGTCAATAGTCCTACACCGTATTCGGATCAGATGCGGCTGTTGGCGCAGTTGACTGCGGGTGAGGCGGCTGTTCCGGAACGCTATTTCGGGTTTATCACGTCTAACCCGCCTAGTGGGGAGGCTTTGGCTGCCGAGGAGTCTCGGCTTGTGAAGCGTGCTGAACGCAGGCAGACGTCGTTTGGTCAGGGTTGGCTGTCGGTTGGTTTCTTGGCTGCCAGGGCGCTTGATTCGAGTGTTGATGAGGCCGCATTTTTTGGTGATGTTGGTTTGCGCTGGCGTGATGCTTCGACACCGACTCGGGCGGCTACGGCTGATGCTGTGACGAAGCTTGTTGGTGCCGGTATTTTGCCTGCTGATTCTCGTACGGTGTTGGAGATGTTGGGGCTTGATGATGTGCAGGTTGAGGCTGTGATGCGTCATCGTGCTGAGTCGTCTGATCCGTTGGCTGCGCTGGCTGGGGCTATTTCGCGTCAAACTAACGAGGTATGATAGGCGATGGCTTCGGGGGTTGAGGCGAGGCTTGCTGCGACTGAGTATCAGCGTGAGGCGGTCAGGTTTGCTGGGAAGTATGCGGGCTATTATGCCGAGCTTGGTCGTTTGTGGCATTCCGGGAAGATGACAGATGCGCAGTATGTGCGTTTGTGTGTGGAGTTGGAGCGTGCCGGCCATGATGGTTCGGCATCGTTGGCGGCCAGGTTTGTGTCGGATTTTCGCCGGTTGAATGGTGTGGATCCGGGTTTGATTGTGTATGACGAGTTTGATGCTGCGGCGGCTTTGGCTAGGTCGTTTTCGACTATGAAGATTCTTGAGAGTGACCCGGATAGGGCGAATGACACGATTGATGTGATGGCTGCGGGTGTTAATCGGGCTGTGATGAATGCTGGCCGTGACACGGTTGAGTGGTCTGCGGGTGCGCAGGGTAGGTCGTGGCGCAGGGTGACTGATGGTGATCCGTGCGCGTTTTGTGCCATGTTGGCTACGAGGTCGGATTATACGACCAAAGAGCGGGCGCTTACTACGGGTCATACGCGGCGTCATAAGCGTGGTGGTAAGCGTCCGTTTGGTTCGAAGTATCATGATCATTGCGGGTGTACGGTGGTTGAGGTTGTTGGCCCTTGGGAACCGAATAGGGCTGATGCCGAGTATCAGAGGACGTATGAGAAGGCCCGCGAGTGGGTTGATGATCATGGGTTGCAGCAGTCGCCTGGCAATATTTTGAAGGCTATGCGTACTGTTGGCGGCATGAGATAATTTGATGTGGTTTCCGGGTGTGCACCGCCGGTTATCGGTGCACAGGGTTGTCTCCCGCACGGGGGCCAACAAGTTAGTGTTGTTTTCCGCAAGGAGTGTAGGGTTAGGCTATGGCCGATCAGAGTGTTGAAGAACAGAATGTTGACAATGATGTTGTGGAGCCCGGAAAGGGTGGAGACGTTGTTGATGTTGTGAAGGATGGGCAGGCTGCCGGCGATGATCATGCCGGTGATGTTTCCGTGAAGGAGGAGTCTTCTTCTGGCACGGATTGGAAGGCTGAGGCCCGTAAGTGGGAGTCTCGTGCTAAAAGTAATTTCGCCGAATTGGAGAAGCTTCGTACATCGAGTGACGATTCTGGATCTACTATTGATGAGCTTCGCCGCAAGAATGAGGAACTCGAAGACAGGATCAACGGGTTTGTTCTTGAGGGTGTGAAGCGCGAGGTTGCTTCAGAGTATGGTTTATCCAGTGATGCGATCGCTTTCTTGTCGGGTGGCGATAAGGAGTCGCTTGCCGAGTCTGCGAAAGCTTTGAAAGGTTTGATCGACCATAGTAGTGGTGGCGCGGGTGTGCGCCGTCTTGCGGGGAGTGCCCCCGTTGATGATGTTAAACGACGTGAGGGTGTCGCTTTTGTGGATGCTCTTGTCAATAATTCTAGGAGATGATTTCTGATGGCTGACGATTTTCTTTCTGCAGGGAAGCTTGAGCTTCCTGGTTCTATGATTGGTGCGGTTCGTGACCGTGCTATCGATTCTGGTGTTTTGGCGAAGCTTTCGCCGGAGCAGCCGACTATTTTCGGGCCTGTGAAGGGTGCCGTGTTTAGTGGTGTTCCTCGCGCCAAGATTGTTGGTGAGGGCGAGGTTAAGCCTTCCGCGTCTGTTGATGTTTCGGCGTTTACTGCGCAGCCTATCAAGGTTGTGACTCAGCAGCGTGTCTCGGACGAGTTTATGTGGGCTGATGCTGATTACCGTCTGGGTGTTTTGCAGGATCTGATTTCGCCTGCCCTGGGTGCTTCGATGGGTCGCGCCGTGGATCTGATTGCTTTCCACGGTATTGATCCTGCCACTGGTAAGCCTGCTGCGGCTGTCAAGGTGTCGCTGGATAAGACGAAGCATATTGTTGATGCAACCGATAGCGCTACGGCTGATCTGGTCAAGGCTGTTGGCCTTATCGCTGGGGCCGGTTTGCAGGTTCCTAACGGTGTTGCTTTGGATCCGGCGTTCTCGTTTGCCCTGTCTACTGAGGTGTATCCGAAGGGGTCTCCGCTTGCCGGCCAGCCTATGTATCCTGCCGCCGGTTTCGCTGGCCTGGATAATTGGCGCGGCCTGAATGTTGGTTCTTCTTCGACTGTTTCGGGTTCCCCGGAGATGTCGCCTACGTCGGGTGTTAAGGCTATTGTGGGTGATTTCTCTCGTGTTCATTGGGGTTTCCAGCGTAACTTCCCGATCGAACTGATCGAGTATGGTGACCCGGATCAGACTGGGCGTGACCTGAAGGGCCATAATGAGGTTATGGTTCGTGCCGAGGCTGTCCTGTATGTGGCTATCGAGTCGCTTGATTCGTTTGCTGTTGTGAAGGAGAAGGCTGCCCCGAAGCCTAATCCGCCGGCCGAGAACTGATTCATTTGTTGCGATAATGTTTATGCTGTGTGCAGGGGGTGGTGTTGATGGGTATCATTTTGAAGCCTGAGGATATTGAGCCTTTCGCCGATATTCCTAGAGAGAAGCTTGAGGCGATGATTGCCGATGTGGAGGCTGTGGCTGTCAGTGTCGCCCCCTGTATCGCTAAACCGGATTTCAAATACAAGGATGCCGCTAAGGCGATCCTGCGCAGGGCTTTGCTGCGCTGGAATGATACTGGCGTGTCGGGTCAGGTGCAGTACGAGTCGGCGGGCCCGTTCGCTCAGACTACACGGTCTAATACTCCCACGAACTTGTTGTGGCCTTCCGAGATTGCCGCGTTGAAGAAGCTGTGTGAGGGTGATGGTGGGGCTGGTAAAGCGTTCACTATCACACCGACCATGAGGAGTAGCGTGAATCATTCTGAGGTGTGTTCCACGGTGTGGGGTGAGGGTTGCTCGTGCGGGTCGAATATTAACGGCTACGCTGGCCCCTTGTGGGAGATATGATATGACCAGTTTTCCTTACGGTGAAACGGTTGTGATGCTTCAACCGACTGTTCGTGTCGATGATCTTGGAGACAGGGTTGAGGATTGGGGGCATCCTGTAGAAACCGTGTACCATAACGTGGCCATCTATGCTTCCGTTTCGCAGGAGGATGAGGCCGCGGGGCGTGACTCTGACTATGAGCATTGGTCGATGCTTTTCAAGTCCCCTGTTGTGGGTGCTGATTATCGTTGCCGGTGGCGTATTCGGGGTGTTGTGTGGGAGGCTGACGGGTCTCCTATGGTGTGGCATCACCCCATGTCCGGTTGGGATGCTGGTACGCAGATTAATGTGAAGCGTAAGAAGGGCTGATGGGTAGTGGCTCAGGATGTGAATGTGAAGCTGAACTTGCCGGGTATTCGTGAAGTGTTGAAGTCTTCTGGGGTGCAGGCTATGTTGGCTGAGCGTGGCGAGCGTGTCAAGCGTGCAGCCTCGGCGAATGTGGGCGGTAACGCTTTCGATAAGGCCCAGTATCGTGGCGGATTATCATCGGAGGTGCAGGTTCACCGTGTAGAGGCTGTGGCCCGTATCGGCACCACCTATAAGGGTGGGAAGCGTATTGAGGCGAAGCGTGGCACGCTGGCGAGGTCGATTGGGGCTGCGTCGTGATCGTTTACGGTGATCCTCGCGTGTGGGCTAAACGCGTGCTCAAAGATGATGGCTGGCTGTCTGATATACCGTGTACTGGGACGGTGCCTGACCGGTTTGAGGGTGACCTGATTTGGCTTGCGTTGGATGGTGGCCCGCAGTTGCATGTTCGTGAGCGTGTTTTTTTGCGCGTGAATGTGTTTTCTGATACGCCTGATCGGGCTATGTCTTTGGCGCGTCGTGTCGAGGCTGTTCTGGCTGATGGTGTGGACGGTGACCCTGTGGTGTACTGTAAACGGTCTACTGGTCCTGATTTGCTGGTTGATGGTGCACGTTTTGATGTGTATTCGCTGTTCGAGCTGATATGTAGGCCTGCCGAATCCGAGTAAACGTTTTGTTTTGATATTGTTGTTTGTTTTTTGTTTGATATTTAATGGGGGTTATGATGGCTGCAACACGTAAAGCGTCTAATGTTCGCTCAGCGGTTACTGGCGACGTTTATATTGGTAAAGCTCATGCTGGTGACACTATTGATGGTGTGAAGACGGTTCCTGACGGTCTTACCGCTTTAGGGTACCTGTCTGATGACGGGTTTAAGATTAAGCCTGAGCGTAAAACGGATGATTTGAAGGCTTGGCAGAATGCGGATGTTGTTCGCACTGTGGCTACGGAGTCTTCTATCGAGATTTCTTTCCAGCTGATCGAGTCTAAGAAGGAGGTTATCGAGCTGTTTTGGCAGTCGAAGGTTACTGCCGGATCCGATTCGGGTTCGTTCGATATTTCTCCGGGTGCCACGACGGGTGTTCACGCCCTGTTGATGGATATTGTTGATGGCGATCAGGTTATTCGCTACTATTTCCCCGAGGTTGAGTTGATCGATCGTGACGAGATCAAGGGCAAGAATGGCGAGGTGTATGGGTATGGTGTGACGTTGAAGGCGTATCCTGCCCAGATTAATAAGAAGGGTGATGCGGTATCGGGTCGGGGATGGATGACGGCTTTAAAAGCTGATACTCCCCCGGTTCCTCCGACGCCTCCGAAGCCTGAGCCGGATCCGAATCCGCCGTCTAATAACTGATACACGAGTTTAGGGGATTGTTGATAGATGAGTGACACAGGTTACACGTTGAAGATTGGTGATCGTAGCTGGGTGTTGGCGGATGCGGAGGAGACGGCTCAGGCTGTTCCTGCCCGCGTTTTCCGTCGTGCAGCTAAGATTGCCCAGTCGGGGGAGTCTGCGGATTTCGCCCAGGTTGAGGTGATGTTTTCTATGTTAGAGGCTGCCGCCTCGGCTGACGCGGTGGAGGCCCTGGAGGGGCTTCCTATGGTGCGTGTGGCCGAGATTTTCCGCCAGTGGATGGAATACAAGCCTGACGGTAAGGGTGCCTCTTTGGGGGAATAGTTTGGCTCCACGGCCTGATTGATGATTATCGTGGGGCCATCGAATATGATTGGAGGACCCGGTTCGGTTGCTCGGTTTATGATATTGGTGGCCCGGTGATGTGTTGGGGTGAGGCTGTCCGGCTGGCTGACGTGTTATGTGGTGATACGTCTAGCCAGTTGGCGGCCCACCTGAATGGTTGGCAGCGCCCGTTTGAATGGTGCGAGTGGGCTGTGTTGGACATGCTGGATCATTACAGGTCTGCTAATAGTGAGGGGCAGCCGGAGCCTGTGGCGAGGCCGACGGATGAGCGTAGGGCCCGGTTTACGTCTGGGCAGGTGGACGATATTTTGGCGCGTGTTCGTGCCGGTGGCGGGGTGTCTCGCGAGATTAATATTATGGGGTGAATAGTGTATGTCTGGTGAGATTGCTTCCGCATATGTGTCGTTGTATACGAAGATGCCTGGTTTGAAGGCTGATGTTGGTAAACAGCTTTCTGGGGTGATGCCTGCTGAGGGTCAGCGTTCGGGTAGCTTGTTTGCTAAGGGCATGAAGTTGGCGCTTGGTGGTGCGGCGATGATGGGCGCTATTAGTGTTGCCAAAAAGGGCCTCAAGTCGATTTATGATGTGACTATTGGTGGCGGTATTGCTAGGGCGATGGCTATTGATGAGGCTCAGGCTAAGTTGACTGGTTTGGGTCATACGTCTTCTGACACGTCTTCGATTATGAATTCGGCTATTGAGGCTGTGACTGGTACGTCGTATGCGTTGGGTGATGCGGCTTCTACTGCGGCGGCGTTGTCTGCTTCGGGTGTGAAGTCTGGCGGGCAGATGACGGATGTGCTGAAGACTGTTGCCGATGTGTCTTATATTTCGGGTAAGTCGTTTCAGGATACGGGCGCTATTTTTACGTCGGTTATGGCGCGCGGTAAGTTGCAGGGCGATGACATGTTGCAGCTTACTATGGCGGGTGTTCCTGTACTGTCTTTGCTTGCCAGGCAGACGGGTAAAACGTCGGCTGAGGTGTCGCAGATGGTGTCGAAGGGGCAGATTGATTTTGCCACGTTTGCGGCTGCGATGAAGCTTGGCATGGGTGGTGCTGCGCAGGCGTCTGGTAAGACGTTTGAGGGCGCTATGAAGAATGTTAAGGGTGCCCTGGGTTATCTTGGTGCTACGGCTATGGCACCGTTTCTTAACGGGTTGCGGCAGATTTTTGTTGCGTTGAATCCGGTTATCAAGTCGGTAA